AACTTACACACGGCAATAAAAAGAAAACTGATCGTGTTGTTTGGGCATTGCAAGGACGCTTTGAACATGGACAGATAGTTTTAAATGAAGGAGCTTGGAATGCACAATTCTTAGACGAACTGTTCCAATTCCCTAATGCGTTGGTGCATGATGACTTAGTTGATGCGTTAGCGTACATAGATCAAATGGCTAAGGTTGCTTACCATTATGACTTTGAAGAAGATGACTTTGAATTTTTAGACCCCGTAGCAGGATACTAACATGGAATACGAAGATTTTAAAAACGAACAAGGCTTAGAGTCTTGGGTAGTTAACAAGTGCCAACAGTGGCGTGATCACTTTGAATCCAACTACCAAGAAAACTTTGATGAATACTACAGACTATGGCGTGGTATTTGGGCTAAGGAAGATAGCCTGCGTCACAGCGAACGATCAAAGTTAATTAGTCCTGCTCTCCAACAAGCAGTTGAGTCTGCTGTAGCAGAAGTTGAGGAAGCTACATTTGGACGTGGAAAGTGGTTTGACATCAAAGATGATGTGATGGATCAAGACAATGCCGATGTCCAGTTTATTAGACAAAACCTTGATCAAGACTTAAAGTTTGTTTCAGCACGTAAGTCTATTGCAGAATGTATTCTTAACTCTGCAATCTTTGGTACAGGTATTGGCGAGATTATTGCTGAAGAACAGATTGAGTTTACTCCTGCTACACAGCCTGTGATGGACGGAGATATGCAGGCTGTTGGTGTTATGGCAAAGCCTCGTACAGTATTTAAACTACGGCCTGTAATGCCACAAAACTTTTTGATTGATCCTGTGGCTACAAACATTGAAGATGCATTAGGTGTAGCGATTGATGAGTATGTGCCACTACATCAAGTTACTATGGCACAGGAGGCAGGAATCTACAATGCTGATGTTTCTGTTGAAACGTTTGCTGTTGATAGTGACCTAGAGCCTGATCAAGAACTCACAATGTACACAGATGACAAAGTACGTCTAACAAAGTATTATGGATTAGTTCCTCGTCATTTGTTTAATGAACATCGCACTGATGAACCTACAGACGATGAAGCAACAACAGAGTATGTTGAAGCAATGGTTGTCATTGCAAATGAAAGCGTGATTCTCAAAGCTGAAATGAATCCATACATGATGCAGGATCGCCCAGTTGTTGCATTCCCGTGGGATGTTGTACCTGGTAGGTTCTGGGGACGTGGTATCTGTGAAAAAGGATACAACGCACAGAAAGCTCTTGATACAGAACTACGTGCTCGCATTGATGCCTTAGCACTTACTGTACATCCAATGATGGCTGTAGACGCTTCTAGGCTTCCTCGTGGTGCTAAGATGGAAGTAAGAGCAGGTAAGACAATTCTGACTAATGGTAATCCTGCAGAAATCTTACAGCCTCTTAACTTTGGTAAGCTTGATGCTGTCACGTTTAATCAAGGTGCAGAGTTGCAACGAATGGTACAGATGGCTACTGGGGCAATTGATGCCGCAGGTATTCCAGGTTCTATTAACGGAGACAGCACGGCGGCAGGTATTAGCATGTCGTTAGGTGCTATTATCAAACGTCACAAACGTACTTTGATTAACTTCCAAGAAGCATTCCTACTACCGATGGTAACAAAGATTGCACATCGTTATATGCAGTTTGATCCAGAACGTTACCCTGCACAAGACTTTAAGTTTGTACCTTCAAGCTCACTTGGTATTATTGCTCGTGAGTATGAAGTGACACAGCTTGTACAGCTTCTGCAAACAATGAGTCCTGAATCTCCAATGTATCCAATGCTTATTGAATCTATTGTTGATAACATGAATTTGTCCAATCGAGAAGAAGTTATTGCAGGATTGCGTCAGGCTAATCAACCTAACCCACAGCAACAGCAAGTACAGCAGATGGCTATGGAAATGGAGATGGCTCAGAAGCAAGCTACAGTTGAGAACATCCAAGCTCAAACAGCAGAGATTGTTTCTCGTGTACAACAGAATCAAGTGGAGACACAACTGCTACCAGAAGATAGCGAAACTAAACGACTAGAAGCATTGCTCAAGAATATTGGGCCAGATGCAGAAACAAAAGACTTTGAACGCAGAGCTAAACTAGCAGAGCTAGCATTAAAGCAACGCGACATTGAAACGAAAGAAGACATTGTTGAAATGCAAATGAGAGGATAATATGGTAACAAAACAAGACGTGGATAACATTCTAACACAAGTGAATGCCATTCTTGCTAAGTTGGACGAGAGACTAACTAAGCTTGAACAAGCAGGATCAAAGCCAACACCAAAGAAAACAATAACGAAAGAGCCTGCAGAGGCTTGACATTTTCTAAAAAGTATGCTATAATATTTAGTATATTCAAAGCACCGAACATAAGGAGAATGCTTTGACCAAAGAAGATGAAGTGTATTATGAAAACTATCTTGACTTGTTTCTCCATCCAGGGTGGAAACAATTTGTACAAGAAAGTAAAGAATCTTTAGAGTCTCATAACATTGATGAGATCAAAGATCAAAGAGAATTATTCCTTCTCCAAGGTAGAAGACACACATTGTTAAATGTAGTTCACTTTGAAGCAGGAATAAAAAACGCATTTGATATGGAGGCGTCTGATGATTAGACGCTTTGATTTCAAGTGTACAAAATGTTCACACATTGAAGAACAATGGGTAGATAGCTCTGATGCGTTTGCTACTTGTCCGGAATGTGGGGACACCGCACAGCGGATAATCTCAAGTGTATCTTCACATTTTGTTGGCACGGGTTGGCCCGATGCTGATGATCGGTGGGCAAGGGATCACGAGAGAGCCGCCAAGTAAAAATTTATCCATAATGCTACGGCACGGAGTTTAAGAATATGGCACAACTAATTGATCGTGTACCCGAAGATCAACAAGAAAGCGAAGAGTTTGCTACTTTAGATGAGCAACAAGAACAGGTAGAGGAAGCTCCCGAAGAGCCAACCCCACAACCTGAAGTCGAAGACGACATACCTGAAAAGTATCGAGGCAAGGAATTAAAAGATATTGTCCAGATGCATCAGGAAGCTGAAAAGCTACTAGGCCGTCAAAGCTCAGAAGTAGGTGAACTACGCAAGATTGTCGATGATTTCGTTAAGTCACAGATTGAAGCGGCCAGTCGCCCACAACAACAACAAGACGAAGAAATTGACTTTTTCTCCGAACCAGAAAAAGCAATAGCCAAAGCCATTGAAAATCATCCAACGCTTAAACAAGCAGAGGAAACGACAATGGCTATGAAGCAACAGCAAATCTTAGCCAAGTTGCAAAGCAGTCACCCAGACTTTATACAAATCGTCCAAGACGACAAGTTCCAGGATTGGGTAGGAAAATCAAAGGTACGTGCAGAATTATATGAACGTGCGGATAAACAATTTGATTTTGACAGCGCAGACGAACTAATCACTACGTGGAAAGAACGTCAAAACATGGTGGTAGAAACAGCTAAAGTGCAGGAAGAAGACCGTAAGCGTCAACTGAAAGCGGCTTCAACAGGCGGTGCATCTGGTAGCGGGGAAGCCCCTAGTCGAAAAGTCTATCGTCGTGCTGATATTATTAAACTTATGAAAGATGATCCAAAGCGTTATCAACAGCTACAGCCAGAAATTATGGCGGCTTACGCAGAGGGTCGTGTCAAATAGCGTTAAGGAGCTAGAATCATGGCACTTGGTACTAACCATGTCACCAATACTACTGGTGCAACTTTCATCCCAGAAATCTGGTCTGATGAAATTATCGCGGCATACGAGAACTCACTCGTACTTGCTAATCTTGTAAACCGTATGCCAATGACGGGCAAGAAGGGTGATACTATTCACATCCCTAAGCCTACTCGTGGCAGTGCATCTGCTAAGTCTGCTGAAACTCAGGTAACACTGATTGCGGCTACTGAGTCAGAAGTACAAGTAAGCGTAGATCAACACTACGAATACTCACGTCTCATTGAAGACATTACAGACGTACAGGCTCTTGCCTCACTGCGTCAGTTCTACACTCAAGATGCAGGCTATGCTCTTGCAAAGCAGGTTGATACTGATCTGTTTGCATTGGGTAAGTCTTTGGGTGACTCTGATGGTGCAGACTGGGTTCACAGCAATGCATACTACATGGATGCATCTACAGACTTAACAGCTTATGCTGTTGACACTGTAGCGGCGGCTGATGTATTCTCTGATGATGGCTTCCGTGCCGCAATCAAAGAACTTGATGATGCTGACGTTCCTATGGACGGACGCTTCCTTGTTGTTCCTCCATCAGTTGTTGAAACCATTCGTGGTATCACTCGTTACAACTCTTCAGACTTTGTGTCTGGTACACCTACAGTTAACGGAAACATTGGTAGCCTTTACGGTATCCAAATTTATGTTTCTACAAACTGCCCTGTCATTGAAACTGCGGCTAACAACGCCGCCGGTGGTGACTTGAAAGCAGGTATCCTGGGTCATAAAGACTTTGCGGTATTTGCAGAGCAAATGGGTGTGCGTACTCAAACTCAGTACAAGCAAGAATACCTTGGTGACTTGTTCACTGCAGACACTCTCTACGGTGTCAAGGTGTTACGTCCTGAGTCTGCTTTAGCTTTGATCTTCAACGCCTAAGCAATCTAGGGGGTCGCAATGACCCCCTTTCTTATTTCTAACTGGAGAGTGTAATGGCTATCTTTCGTGGTATTGGTGGTGCAGGTGATTCTACAACTGACGCTACGGTTACTGAAGTAACAGCACAGGCCGTAGCCGCCGCCGCTTCAGCAGATGAAGCAGAAGCCGCCCAAGCCGCCGCAGAAGCCGCCAGAGATGCTACACTAGACTTTGGCAACACTCTCACAGTATCCGCAACTGACCTTGCAGAAGGGGCCAGTGCAACAGTCACTTACGTTAGTGGCGATCCTTCTATTGCTTTTGGAATCCCTACAGGAGCCACTGGAGCTACCGGAGCTACTGGAGCCACAGGTGCTACCGGAGCCACAGGAGCCACTGGAGCTACAGGCCCACAAGGGCCACAAGGTGATGGCTTTACAGGCGGTAGTTACAATGCATCCACTGGTGTTGTTACATTTACATCAGATGATGGCTTAGGCTTTGTTACAGGCGATCTAAGAGGTGCTGATGGTACAGGTAGTGGTACGGTAACCAGTGTAGCCGCAACCGTCCCTACGGGCCTTACAATAAGCGGTAGCCCTATTACATCATCAGGTACTCTTGCGTTTGCATACGACACAGGCTATGCAATTCCTACTACTGCAAAACAAACACAGTGGGACACAGCATACGGTTGGGGCGATCACAGTACAGCAGGCTATCTGACTAGCTTCACAGAGACTAACGATCTATCCACAGCGGTCACAT